ATTGATTCTGAAGACCCTGACATAAGTGTTAATGCCGACGATGACGGTATTGATGACGGTATGGGTATGCTTCCTGTCGATATTACCGATGGCGAAAACGATATGATGGACGATGAATTCGCTGATGATGCTGACCTTCAAGATGACGGCGAAGGCAGTAGTATTGAAGATATGCCTGATTTTGATAGTAAAGACCCAACTATCGACGGTGAATGTGAAGATGGTGAATGCGATGACGATGAAGATGAAATTGTTGATGATGACGAGGATGATGAAATCATTGACGATGAGGATGGTGAGGATGGTGAGGATGATGAGGATGATGAGGATGATGAGGATGATGAGGACAATGTTATTAGCGACGAAGATGACGAAGATGATGTTACTGAAGAGGATCGTGATATAACACAACCAACATCTAGCAAGTATAATACTACAAAGAAAGATAGTAGGGAATTACCTAAGAAAGCTGGTAAGGTTAATAAACCCAAACCTGGGTCATCATTGGATGGATTCGGTCTTAAAAAAGATTCGAAAGCTGGTGATACTACGTTTAAAAACGCAAAACCTACTAAAAAACGAACTTTATAATTATCATTTCTCCTATTTGTTATAATCAAAAATATGTTATAGCAAATAGGAGAATTTTTTATGCAAACGCAATTAAATAGCTTTAATCGTGGGTTAGTATCGCAGACCGGTGTTATACCATCTGGTACTCAGTTTTTTCAAGATGCCCACCCGTTACAAGTATTAGAAGCTAAGAGTATTATAACAGAGGGCATTGATGGCCAAGAAGTTCCAGCGATGCGTGTTAGAGGGCTTTTTCAATTAGCTAACGATATCAATGCTAACTCTAGAATTTATAGAGTTGATGTATTGCGTGAGGCTGTTGATGCAATACAGGATGATGTTAATAATAGAAGTGTGTTTGGTGAATACGACCATCCATCAGATGCTAAGATTCATTTGGATAGAATTAGCCATTTGATTACTAAGATTTGGATGGATGGTAAAAAGGTATATGGTGAAGCTGAAATTTTAACAAATACTATTTACGGTGGCCAACTTAAAGCTATATTAGAGCATAAGGCTAAAATTGGTGTGTCATCTCGCGGTGTTGGTGATATCAATGTTATAAATCGTAATGGTGAAGAAATCGGCGAAATCGCTATGGGATACCGATTTATAACGTGGGATGCTGTTGCCGAGCCTTCTGTTAGTGGTGCAACTTTAAATATTGCTGAGAGTAGACTTCGTACTTTTAAGGGTAACAACTCTACTAACAAACAATGTGGTATACTTGGTCAGGATATTTATGAGTCTATGATTGTTAAAGAATTTGATGATTGGACAATAAATTAAATCATTTAGTATATAAAAATTTAATCATATGGCTCATAAGGATCAAGGTAAAACAATGTGTAAAAATCGTAAAAAATCTAGAATACTAGCAGATCATTTGCTATGGAGTTTAAATAATAATAGTGGCAAATGGGCTGTCCAAAGCAATTGTCTGAGTTTAGAGTCTAAACATATTACTATATGTTTAAAAAAACGATTGTTGTTTGGTAGAAAGCTTGTTGTTGAATTTAAGCAGTCAAAGCTTCGTATACCACTTTTTAAGCGTATTAAAATCAAAAAACTTGTTAGGTCATTATTGCTTGATAAAGCCATATGTGAAGTAGAATCATTAGTAAGTAGCTTTATGGGTTAAGATTAAGCAGTAAAGTCAAAGATAATATGTTAATAGCATTATTAAGGGATATATGAGATGAAAAAAATTAATCAATTGATGGTTAAAAGTGGTTTGTCACAAGAAGCAGCTGATAAAATATGCGAGTCTCTTGTGCAGAAAAAAGCTGCAATGCAAGAGTCCATTGATAAGCAATTTAAGCGTCGTGCTGCGATGGCGAAAAAAGTTTGTGTTGAAGAAGTTGAAAAGCACAAACGTGAACTCTCTAGAAGAATACAAATTTTTTTAGAAGCAAAGAATGTTGCTATTGAAGAAAGCATTACTCGTCAGATAGCACAAAGAGATACTGAAGCTGTTGCTAAGCTTGAAAAGGTTTATGCCTTACTTGAGGGCATAGATGTTGATGGTCAATCTGTTATTGAGCTTAAAAATGAATTAAACAAATTCAAATCTATAGCGGCTAAGCTTGTGGATGACCGTAATAAAGCGGTTGCCAAGTCACATCGAATCTATGCGATTGCGGAAAGTGTTCTTAACCGCAATCGTAAGTTAGAGAAAATTGTGACGGAAGGCAATACCACTATTACGAGACGCAAAAAGAAATCCGCTACTAAGCGTCGTTCCAATATTAATGAAGAACGAAGCAGAACACGTGCTAAGGGAGCACGTGCAACCACTACTAGGCGTACCATCTCTGAGAGTGTTGGACGTAAAGTAGTGAATAGTCGGCAACCTATCGATGAGAGTTTGCCGATTTCAAACATTAGCATCGATACGATCGCTAATGCAATAGATGGCTAATAAATTATTAGCAAATTGTTAACAATTATCGTAAGCAAATTTCGGAGAATATAAAATGACGATTAGACGAAATCGACACTTAGTGTCGTCAAGAGGTGGCACTTTAACCGAGTCTATTGATCCGTTTAAAGCATCATTGATTTCTGAAGCGAAAACTAATCCAGTTGTGAAAAAATGGAAAAGTGTTCTTGCTAAATGCCGCGAAGTCCCATCTAGCAAGATGGTTCTTATGGCTAATTTGTTTGAAAATCAATACAAACATTATGTTGGCAATTGTCAAACTAGTGGGATATTGATGGAAGACCAAACAACCACGGCCAATATTGCTGACTTTACACGATTTGCAATGCCCTTGCTGCGTAAATCTTACTCGCGATTGATCGCCGATAATCTCGTTGGTGTTCAACCGATGAGTCAACCAGCAAGTTTGATCTTTTATATCAGATATCGTTATGCGATGTCTAAGGGTCAAACCGTGGCTGGCACGCAAATCATGCGTCAAAATACTGCCCAGCAGTATGCCAACCAAAATGGTTGGGCGTTAGACCCTTACTACTCTTCGCAGATGGTGAAGGGTGAATCGGCTACCATTAATAGTGGCCATAATGAGATTAGTGCTACTTTAGCACATCGTCCAGTATTATCTGGTACGGTTGTTGTTGAAGTTTTCGAAAATGAAGCAGATGCTATGCCATCTTGCGACAATCCAGTTCCTTGCTTGCGAGTTGGATTCGATGCGAATGGCTTGCCATCTGATATTATCGTTGGCGATTGCAGTAATGTTACTGACAATATCGCTGTTGACGATAGTACAACTGGTGCTACCATCTTCGATCATAGTACTGGTGCCGTTAAGGTCACGTTGTCGGCTGGAGTATTCCCAGCCGGTGCTGTTGCTCGTATTAATTATGAGTATGATCTTGAAGCTAACCCATTCCAACCGGAAATCACTTTAAGTATTGATAGTGACTCTGTTTCGGCAGTCACTAGAAAACTTAAAACTTCATGGTCGTTAGAAGCTGCACAGGATATGAAAGCAGTCCATAACATTGACCCTGAAACCACTTTGACTGACTTGATGGCTGATGAGATTGTTGCTGAAATCGATCGTGAAATCATTAACGATCTGATTATCTCATCGTCAATTAGAGCAACTCATAACTTTGCGACTGGTGCTGGTGCATCTGTGAACTTCACTGATCGCAATATTGCATTGCTCTACAAGACTCTTGAAGTCGCAAATATCATCCATAGAACCACTTTGCGTGGTCCTGCGAACTGGATGGTTACGTCGTCTGATATTAGTAGCAAATTTGAGCAACTCAATGACTTCCGTGCAAGTGATGCTCTTGCACCAGAGAATATTGATGTTGGCATCATGAATGTTGGTACTATTCAGAGCAAGATGAAGTTGTACAAGGATCCGATCTTCCCGAATTGCAAAATTTTGCTTGGATACAAAGGTCCATCAAGTGTTGATTCTGGATACTTCTACGCTCCTTACATTCCACTACTCAGTACTCCAACTGTTATTGATCC